AGTTAAGCCGTCCGTTGAGACGGTTTTTTATTTAAGTAAAATTAATTAATAGATTGATAAAGGGAAGCAATGGAAAATGTCGAAAAATATAACTTGGAATAATAATCTTCTGGAGGAACGTATGCTTATTTGGAAAGGTTATGGATTTTTAGTACCTTTGATTACTTTTTTTATATGTTTTCTGATGGAGTATTCACTTGAGTTAGTATTTTTTAAAGGATATTATAGTCTTCAAAAGTGGCCAATATCTTTAGCACTTATCATTGCCGCAATACCTGTTTGGTTTCTAGGGAAACGATTAAATAAGAATTCAGAGCGTATATTACTTGACCCAAAAACCGGGGAGGAAGTTAAATTAGTTTCAACACATAGTTTGTTTTGGATTCGTATGGAGTATTGGGCGCCTATTTTGATTGCACTTGGTGTAAGAAGCTATATAAAACAATAAACAGCGATGTAACGAACTAGTGGAAATAATCAAGCGTCTTCCGGGGCGCTTTTCTTATGCACTGTATTAATAGAAGGACGAACCTGTCCGGATAATGCTGTTTTTAGAGCAATACTTTTGGGATATCTTTAGTTCCCATTTAGGATACCTTTAGAAAATACACTTTTTTTAGCTTGTTTTAAATCATAACTAAGCCTGCGCTGCGGGCTTTTTTTCATGTAAAAGATGAAGTGGTAAATTGAAATGCTACATAGCATGGGACTAGATCTAGATACAAAAAGAATCCAAAACGAGGGATGATATTGTGTCGAATGTCGCGTATCAAAAGCGCAAGTGGGAAGAGCTATTTACTGGAGAATACCTATGAGTGAAATTGGTTTTGTAAGTGAGCAGTATCTTCAGGTAAATCTAATATATGTATTTTTCTATGACAGTTTGGACACAAGGCAACAGTGTTTTCTACGGAATCGGCGCCTCCCTTCGATAACCAGATAATATGGTGGGTTTCAAGGTAAGGTTTATTTTAATTATCCACGAAGGGAGCTAGTTTTTGACATAGTTGACAGTAGCCATTGGCTCGTCTTTTGGTATATTCAGCAACATATGGATCACGTTCATATGTACTTACTGAACTATTTCTGATACTGGCATGATTTCGGGCACGTTTTGCCCGCTGCTCCAATTCCTCTTGTGATAAACGTTGGGCTTTTCTCTGCTCACGTTTATATCGTTCCTTTATGACTTCTTCTGGAACAAGTGGAAGACCTTGTCCAGAAGCAAGCTTTAAAGGAAATATCCAGACCTTTCGTAATTTCCTTTCATTGTCTATTTGTTCCTCTTGATACGGTGAGGCCACTAGTTTAATTTGTCCTGCAAACGTATATTCCTTATCACGATGCTTCTCGAATAAATATACGCTCACGCCATTAATGTTTGACTGGGCTAAAGTCTTATTTTGCATAAAATTTATGTTCTGATCGCCAGCCAAGCCCATACCGGTATAATGGAAAATACCACTTTTCTCCCACCTATCATGATAAAGTGGTTCCACATGATCAGAAATGAGGATCAAAGAATTAGTTTTTAGCGAGCGTCTCATTCCTCCTTGAGTGCCACACTGAAAGAGATTAGATAATGTTTTGTTATCGAGAGCATCTCCTATATTTAACCCCGGATCAAACAATAAAATCACCTCTAATTTTCTCTACAATAGGCAGATCCGCAGGGGCAAATATATAATTACCTAAGTCTTTTATTAAAACCCACTTAACTTCGTCATGTACTTGAGGATATATTGTTCCGTTGACATATTCTGCCCAGTATGCCATTAACCTAATTGTTTTGGTTGGATATGTATATATACTTTCAGCAAAGAAGCTACCAACCCTTACATCGATATTTAGTTCTTCTTTTATTTCTCTCTCCAGGCATATTTCAGGCGTTTCACCAGCTTCAATTTTACCTCCTGGGAATTCCCAGAAGCCCGCAAGGTGATCACCAACCGCTCGACGAGCTATCAATATATGTTTGTTTCGCCTAATTAGAGCAGCAGTTACTTTAGTCATACAGTTTATCCTCCTTACAAAGCTAAACCAAAGGTTTAAATAACTTATGTAAATATTTGTTCTAGGTTTAAAAGAATTTCCCTTTGAAGATGTTGTAAAATCCTTTTTTCTATGTCCTATAAAGGTAGGCGCTTTTTTATGCGCAGCGATATCGGATCAAAATGCCAGGACAAAACGCATAAAAAGAAACGGAAAAGGCGTAGGAATATGGATAAGTTTATATTTTTAAAATTACCTTTTAGAAATCAAGAAACCCCTTGACTTATAGGTCGAAGTAAGTGATTAATACAACAACGTAAAAACAAGGGGGACAAAATCATGCAAGGTAAACTATTTAAAAATATAAAATGGGGTATTGGCACATGGTCGAAAGGAACGGTAGTAACTATCATCCAGATCTCAGAAAGCCACCCTGATAAAGTGAAGATTGAACGCTATCCCGGGAGTCCTACCGCATGGATATATTTGGATGATATGGAGTCACTTGAATAGGCTCCATTTTTATTTGGAGGTGTATTTCTTTGGTTTTAACTGACTATATTCCAGTCTATTGCGCTTTTGATGAGCTCATTGATATTACAACGCTGGTGCCCAACCCCCGCAACCCCAACCAGCATCCACAAAAACAAATTGAACTATTGGCCAAGATAATAAAAAACCAGGGATGGCGTTCACCAATCACGGTAAGCACTCGCTCTGGTTTTATTGTACGCGGCCATGGCCGGCTGCTGGCGGCGCAACTTCTGGGCATGGGCCAAGTACCGGTAGACCGCCAAGACTATGCGACAGAGGCCGAGGAATGGGCCGATTTAATTGCTGATAATCGCATTGCTGAACTTGCCGAGATTGACAATGATATGTTGGCCAGTTTGCTATCTGAAATAAACATTGGCGAATTCGATGCGAGCCTGACCGGTTTCTCCGATAAGCAGATTGATAATTTGCTGGCTGATTTCAATACGCAGGAAGTCAAAGAAGATGATTTTGACCCTGCTGCAGCAGCTGCTGAGATCAAAGAGCCGATTACAAAGCTCGGTGATGTTTGGCAGCTTGGTAGACACCGACTTATGTGTGGTGATGCTACGGTCTTGGCTGACGTTGAAAAGCTGATGGATGGCTATTTAGCCGCCATGGTATTTACCGATCCACCATACAATGTCGCCTATGAAGGGGGCACGTCAGATAAGCTGACCATCAAGAATGATAATATGCCATCTGCACAGTTTAATCAATTTCTACATGATTCCTTTTTAACGATGTTTGCAGCTACTGAACCTGGTGGCACCATTTATGTGTGTCACGCTGATTCCGCAGGCAGCAACTTCCGTGGCGCTCTCCAAGAAGCAGGATGGCTGCTAAAGCAGTGTTTGATATGGGCGAAAAATCAATTTGTACTTGGGCGTCAGGATTATCAATGGCAACATGAGCCCATTCTATATGGCTGGAAGCCTGGTGCCGCTCATCGATTCTTTGGTGGCCGTAAACAAGGTACCGTAATTGAAGAAGCAGCGCCAATTATCGTCAAGGAAGATGCTAATGGGGCGCTGCTTACTTTTACGGCTGGTATTCAAACTGTGACTATCCAGGTGCCCTCATTCGAAGTACTGCAGTCTAGTGATGATAGCTTGTCGACTATTTGGCGCTTTGAGAAGCCGCTAAGAAACGGTGAACACCCCACTATGAAGCCAATCGGGCTTTGTGCCAGGGCGATACAAAATTCAAGTCGGACAAATGAGATTGTGGCCGACTTCTTTGGTGGTTCCGGTAGCACCTTGATGGCGGCTGAGCAGACTGAACGCATCTGCTATATGGAGGAGATTGATCCGGTCTACTGTGATGTCATAATTCGAAGATGGGAAGAGTTTACTGAGCAGAAAGCTATTAGACTGACATAAAAGATAGAGGGTGGACGCGCTAACGCCCACCCCTTTTCTGGGCACTCCCAGCAGGAGATAGTAGGAAACGCCGTGGCCACGGTTGCTATAGACTACTATCTCATAATCCATTGTAAAGTATGGATGGGGGTGTCGGCAATAATCAAAACAAACAAATGTTCGATGAATAGTAAAGATAGCTTACTCTTGCAACACGAAGCTTCAGTTATCGAAGGAATTCTAGATTCTAAATCCAAGTATCGCAAAATCGTACAGGCTGGCATTGCCAAGTGGGTGAGTGACTTTCAAAAAGGCAACATCGAGATTAATAGTGTGGATGATTTAAAGAAACTAATTGAGCTTGATATTGAGCTTCAGAAGGATGATCTCTGATGGAGGTGGGTGATATGTGACATGGCGGCTAAAAGAAGTCCAGAAAGAGATAAAGCATTCGAAATTTGGAGAGACAGCAATAAGACGACTCCTCTGAAAGATATCGCTGAGCTACTTGGCGTTGCCGAAACTTTGCTCAGAAAATGGAAATGCCAAGATAAGTGGGATGACAAAATGAATGGTAACGTTACCAATGCGAACGGTAACGTTACCAATGAAAATGATAAAACCATTAGTAACGTTACTCATCAAAAAAACAGTAATAAGAGACGTGGACCACCTCTTGGTAGTAAAAATGCAAAAGGTCATGGTGCACCTAAAGGCAACCAAAATGGTCTTGGTAACCGTGGAGGTCCTGGTGGTATGCCGAGAAATAAAAATGCTGTAACTACTGGTGAGTATGAAAGTATCTGGTTTGACTGTCTGACTGAAGAAGAGCAGGAACTTTGTCATTCCATTAATACCGATACTTTAATTCAGGTTGAAAATGATATTCGCCTAAGTACATTGCGTGAGCGTCGTATGATGGAGCGGATCCGTCGATTAATGGATGGGCTGAGTGAAAAAGAACGTAGAGTGTTGCAGGAACTTCAGATCCAGAAAAAGCCGATGGAAGTCTATAGTGAGAAAGATGGAACTAGTAAAGTGCTCATGATTCCAGAAGCCAATATGGTAGTTACGGAAATAACCGAAACAGAATATCGTACAATTGATGATATTCTTAAAATTGAGGAAGCACTAACCCGAGTACAAGATAAAAAGACTAGAGCTATTGCGCTTAAACATAGCATTGAGGTAACTCGAAGTATTGAACTGGAAAAATTAAATGTAAGCAAAGCCAGGTTGCTGTTTGATATCGAAAAGGCCAAGGGTGAAAGCAAGGGCAATGAGCATGTAGAAGCCTTGCGGCAGAAAATGAACGAGAGGAAGATAAAGCATGGATCCTCTTAGTCGTTTTCTGGAAGCGTTAGACCTACTAGGCAAAGACACGCTTGACCTTATCGAACTAGAAGGCGTCAACCTTAAAGAGGCCAGTGAAAAGATTGAGCAAATCAACTATGGTGAACTGATTGATCTTTATTATGATGATCCAGTAGGCTTTGCTGAGGATGTCCTTACTTTTTATCCAGATGATAAGCAAGAAGAAATCATGCTTTCAGTTCGGGATAACAAAAGGACTTCCGTCCGGTCCGGGCAAGGCGTAGGCAAGACCGCAACAGTGGCCTGTATCATAATCTGGTATATGCTATTTCGAGAGAATGCTAAGATTATCGCTACAGCTCCTACCCGGCAGCAGCTTAACATCGTTCTCTGGCCGGAAATCGCAAAATGGTTATCTGGTACCTATGCAGATACTTTCTTAACATTGACTAAAACCATGCTTTATATGGTTGGCTATGAGCTAGAGTGGTTTGCTACTGCTAGGACAGCAACCAAGAAAGAAAACATGGCGGGGCTTCACGCGGATAACATGCTGATTATTGTGGATGAAGCCTCCGGCGTTTCAGATGAGATACTGGAAACACTTTTAGGTACCATCACCGGCGTGGATAATCGAATCTTATTTATTTCTAATCCTACGCGGAATAGTGGTATCTTTTACGAGTCCCACCATAAGGACCGGGATCAATTTTGCTGCATTCACATCGATGCCGAAACATGTGAGCGAACCGATAAAGAAAACATTGAGATGCTCAAACGTAAATACGGCGCCGACAGCAATGTGGTAAAAGTTCGGGTAAAAGGTGATTTTCCAGATCAAGAGGATGATGTATTCTTTCCGCTCTATCTTGTTATGCGGGGAATCAACACCGACTATGACGATGGTCAATCGGTTGAAACGATTGATATTGCTTGTGACGTCGCTCGGGAAGGTGGAGACGAAACGGTTGTAGGCACCAAGATCAATAACAAAGTACTGCCGTTTTTAGTGCGTAATGGGCAGGACACCATGGCAACTGTGGGTGATATCATGCATGCCGCGAATAAACTGCACGATCGATTTCCTAATATTATTATTGTCGTCAAAATAGATGATACTGGTGTTGGCGGCGGCGTTACTGACCGCCTAAACGAGATTAAAAAGCTGGATAATTTGGAGTGGTTGCGGATCTTCCCGGTTAAATTCGGGATACCTATCAAGCATAAATATTATTATGACACCACAACCTTGATGGCCGCTATTGTCAAAGATCTTTTAAGTGAGTTTGACGAAAAGGGTAACAAAAAGCCGTGTGAATTGGTTCTTCCCGATGATGAAGAGTTGATAGCCCAACTTACCGTCAGGAAGTATGGTATCTATGAGAGTAAAGGCAAAATCAAGCTGGAGAGCAAAAAAGAAATGAAGAAGCGAGATATAAAATCACCAGACAGAGCGGACTGTCTTTTTTTATTGTGCTTGCCTGTTACCGTGAAAGAATCAACTGCCAAACGCGAGCGGAAACATCGTTTCTAAGGAGGTGAGACCATGCAAAAAGTGAGGGCCAGGGTAATTGCCGGCATTAAAAAATCCGAGACACCAACAGCCAAAGATGCTGATGAAAAAAAGTACTCTATAGCGGACGTGCTTGAACCGAAATATGCTATTTCGCGATTGCTGGAAATGAAAGAAATGTCTACGATCTTACCTCAGTGTGTAGAGTCCTATAAGCAGAATATAGTTGGATTTGGGCTACAGCTTACATACAAAAACGATGAAACAAAGGACAAAGAAACTCCTGAGATGGTAGCAGAGTGGAACCGGGTGGACTCGGCTCTGAAGTACATGCACATGGAAAAGTCATTTGTTGATATTCTCAAAGATGCAATAGATGACCGTGAAACGTGTGGTAATGGGTACATTGAGGTTATCCGTAATGGCAAGAAAGAGGTTGTTGAGCTTGAAAAGATTGAAGATGCCTCCAGTATTCGAGTGACTAAAAGAGGCACAGCTGTTGACGTTACCTACTACCGTGACGGGCAGAAGTTCCAGCGCAAGAAGAAATTCAGGCGTTATGTGCAAATAATCAATGGACTAAAGGAAGTATGGTTCAAAGAATTTAGCGATCCGCGTATCATGGATTCTCGGACAGGAAAATTTGATGATAAAACGCCAGTTGAATACCAAGCCAATGAAATATTACATCTCAAGATTGGCAATGGGGCCTATGGAATACCCCGATGGATATCAGCACTGATGGACATGTACGGCAGCCGAAATGCTTCCGAGTTAAATTACCGTTATTTTAAACAGGGAAGACATCTGCCAGCTGCTATCTTGATTAAGAATGGTAGACTAACGGAAGAGAGTGAAGCCGCTTTGACTGAATACGCTTCATCGGTGGAGGGATTGGAAAATGCTCATAAGTTTCTTTTATTAGAAGCAGAAGCATTAGAATCGGAGAACAGCCTTGGACTTGAAAAAGAGAAATCTAGTGTCGATATTGATATTAAGCCGCTTGCTGAGATGCTGCAGCGAGATGGGCTTTTCATCAATTACGACGATAACAACCGTAAAAAAGTGCAATCTCATTTCCGGTTGCCTGATATCTATGTTGGCTATTCGAAAGACTTTAACCGGGCTACTGCGGAGACCGCTATGCTAATCACTGAGCAGCAGGTGTTTATTCCAGAGCGTAATTCCTTGTCGTTTTTAATTACAAATATGCTGTTGGCCGACTATGAACTCAAATATGTAAAAGTTAAACTCAAGGATCCTGATATTAGCAATCCTACAGATGTGGCCACGATTTTAGACGCGTTAAACGGAATTGGGGCTGTGGCTATCAATGATACCCGCGAGCTACTCGGCAATGTTCTTGGCAAGCAACTTGAGAACTTTGACGATGAGAGAGCTAACCTGCCAACGGCATTACTAAACCAAGGCTCACCCTCTCCAGAACTGCTATTTAAGTCTGCTGGTACCAATGAAAAGATCTATGGTGTATTAAAGGACCTGCGGGACTTGCTGGAGGAACAAAAAAATGGATAAGCTGGAGCGACTGCTCAAGGCCATTGATTCCATTGTTAAGGAGGAAACGGATGAATTAGAGGGCAATATCGCAGAGTTTCCGGCTGTTGATGCCACATTAACGGCGATTGAGGCGTATGAGAAAAAGGTTGCCAATTTGCTCAGAAGACAGAAAAAATATTTCGTCAATGGGATTAATGAATTCATCGCAAAAGAAAATACCTTAGGCGAAATTTTAAACTATGTTACTCAAAATCTGTTTGCTTCTGATGAATTTGCCGAAGAGATGGGTGCCGAAACCGCCACATTCTTGGAATTAACCACCTCTGAACTAACAAGCGCCATCATGGAAAGCATTGACGAGGAGGTTTCTTTTTCTACGCTCTCTAAGAAGACTATTGATTGGATCGCAACTTGGTCGAAAGATCTAGGGAAACTGATGCAACTTACTACTCATACGGAAGTCGAGGCGGCTTTAACTGCAGCTGTAGAGAATGGAGAAGGCATTCCGGATGCTATTGAACG